TTAATCGCATGGGTCATTTTTCCTTGCACGATTGATAAAGCTAAAGTCAGATTAGCAATGGAGTCAGATGTAATCATTTTGCACCTCTAATTGTTGGAAAAGACTCAAGAGGGTTTCCAAAAATACCGCCAAAGTCATTAATAACATCACGCAACAATGGGTTTACATGGTTATTGCGTTTTGGTTTTCCACAGGCTTGACGAATACAGTCCACTTGCTCTTGGCTTAATTCACCGCCAAATTCCATGTCGTCAAGTGCTGACTCTAAGAATTCTTCATGCTCAAGCATTAATTGGTTTAATTCAGACATTTAAGTTCCCCTTAAATACATAGCGAAATTGCTATAAGTAAGACTTTAACAGAAGAAAACAAAAAAAGCAAAGTGTTTGCAAATAAACAACAACAAAGGTAAACTTCGTGAATGGACACTAAATTAAAACTTACCGACAGCGCAATTATTGACCTTCTTGGTGGTACTGCAAAGGTAGCAAGAATGTGTAAATGCGACCCCGCAGCCGTATCTAATTGGCGTATTCGTGGGATACCAGCAGCTAAATTTATGTTTCTTGGGGCTAGGATTGAAGAAGCTAGTCATGGTCTTGTAACTCGCCAAGACATATTTCCTACTAACTTCTGGCTTATTTGGCCAGAGTTGTTAAAAAACAACAGTTTTGGTAAACAAGATGAAATTGAGTAATGTAACCATTTGCGCTATAGATTCAGTACAACCAGACAAAGCTAAAAAAGCCATAGAAAAAAGTAAAAGAAACATTGAATTTGGTGGTGAATTGTTTATTGACCACATGAGTATTAACAGTCGTCAAGCGTATAGCAAATTTATCCTTCAGGAGTTGCATAAATACATCCATACGGACTTTGTTTTAATAGTGCAATGGGATGGGTGGGTAATTGACGCAAACGCCTGGCAACCCAAATTTTTAGACTACGATTACATAGGTGCTGTATGGCCTTGGCATCCTGAAGGACTAAGAGTTGGTAACGGAGGGTTTTCCCTTAGAAGCAAAAAACTGTTGGAATTAACCAACACTCCTAAGTTTGTTTACGACAATAAAAACGAAGATGATTTAATCTGTCATTTAAACCGTGATTACTTGGTTAGCAACGGAATAAAGTTTGCACCGGAAGAATTAGCAAGATATTTTAGCTATGAAAGAGAGCTATCAAATCTGCAAACCTTTGGTTTTCATGGGGATTTTCACATGAGTAAATACTTGTAGTATTATTGCAGTCCGCACTCCAGGCGTACTAAGCACCTAAATCGGTGGCGTGGAAGAAAAGATAGGCGAGTGATGCACCCCACTTCAGCCTAGTAGCGTTAAATGGCGACTACACAAGATTTTAGGGACAAGGTGATACAAGACCTTTAATCGATTGACCATTAACTCAGGTAGGACTGGTTAGTAACATATAAGTTACTAATGGGTCAGTTGATAGTTTCCTATCACCCTTGGTCAACCTATGTTGTAAATATGCAACTAAGGGTTTGTCATAGGTGACAGTAGCTAAAAATAATAAGAAACTAAATTCCTAGACACAAATTACTTTGTCTAGTAATTAAAGGGGATTTAAATGAAAGATGCTATTGGAGTTGCAATTCTTGGAATTATTTTAGGTTGTATGTTTGGTTATGGGTCGGCTCATGCACAAATTTATCAACTCAACAATGCACAAGGTTACAGTCAGGGTACGGTACAGATTCAAGGTAATACCGCACAGTTTGTAAACCCACAAGGTTATACAACTCAGACTGCTACTATCTACCCTAATCAGATTGTATTTACAAGCCCAAGTGGTTATACAACTGGCGTAGTAGGTACACCGCAATACACAACACCAGCTAGTCCATCTACACCTACAAGCCCTAGAGTGATGCAATGACTACTGCTCATAATAAAATTGAAGATTATTCTTGGTTAAATAATTTACCAAATTGGTCTTTGTTATCAGCAAAGGATGTTAATAAAATATTTGGTTACAAGTTAAGAACTTCTATTGCAACAGCAGTACATAGAAATATATTTCCTAAACCTGATAAACATATTCCTTTACCTAAAGGAAAAACAAGAGCTTTTTGGACTGTTGCTACAATAAAAAAAGAAATAAATCGTAGATTAAAAATGGAGAAGGAGTAATGTTTGATGAATTCTGGTCTTTATATCCACGCAAAGTTAATAAAGCAGTTGCACGAAAGTCCTGGCAACGACTTACAGAAGCACAGCAACTTATGGCTGCAAAAGCTATTAGCGTACATTGCGACTACTGGAAAGCAAAAGAAACTGAGTTAGAATTTATACCCCATGCAAGCACCTGGCTTAATGGCGAAAGATTTGAAGATGAAATAGTAATAGAACCCAAGAAAGAAAAAATTGACAAAAAGTGGATGTTTAGCAACGAAGGTATTGAGGCCAAAGCAAGAGAACTTGGAGTCTTGGGGACTGGTTATGACTCTTATGACAGCCTTAAACGCAAATGTATGAACAAGCTAGGCATGAGTGCGCTGTAAGACAGTTATGCAAATGGCGTAAAGAATGGGGTCTGCAAAAGTTTAGACTTTATCTTACTAAATATAAACTTGACGATAAGCTACTTCAAGATTTTTATACGCAATATGAAAAAGGCAACAGGGGAGAGGTAAACAAATGGCTTTAGATAAAATATTAATTGCAATGACAGGGTTTTCTTATTGCATAGTCGCAGTTATTCAGCTTAAAAAAGGGTCTATACCTAACGCAATGATTTGGGCTGGTTATAGCTTTTCTCAAATTGGACTTTGGATGGCACTCAAATGATTGGCGTTTTATTTGCACGACAAGATAGCCGTTATAAAGATTTGCGTGGCTATGATGTTTACGACATTGACCGTGATGCCAGAAACTTTAATGAAAGTTACCCTGTTATTGCACACCCACCATGCCGTGCTTGGGGTCGGCTAAGTCACATGGCTAATCCAAGACCAGATGAAAAAGATTTAGCTTGGTTTGCATTAGAAAAAGTGCGTAAAAATGGTGGAGTGTTAGAACATCCTAAAGGTAGTCGTTTATGGAAAGAAGCGTCATTACCTATGCCTGGCGAATTTCCTGATAAACATGGTGGTTTTAGTATTCTTATTGACCAATACCATTTTGGTCATGTAGCTAGAAAATGGACACACCTTTACATTGTTGGAATTACACCAAATGAATTACCTGAAATCCCAATTAGGGGGGGGGCTGCCTTGGAAAACTATTTGTGGAATTACAGGTCAACCTGGTCGTAGATGCACTCAATACGAAAGAGAATACAGTCCAGATGGATTGATTGAGTTTATGACTAAAATTTGCGAGAAAATAAATGAAAGAATATGACCCAAATGACGCTATCGACTATATATACACAAATGCGCCAGCGTATGCCAAAGCGAAAGGTGAACTCGCTGAACTCGAGGCATTTAAGTCTAGCCTTAAAGCTATTAAAATGTCTGAATCGTCAGAACAAAGCCTTGGGGCGCAAGAAAGAGAGGCGTATCGTAGCGAGGCTTACCAGTCATTATGTAAGGCCATTGGATTGGCGACAGAAAAAGCCGAAGCACTTAGGTGGAAATTAGAAGCAGCAAAACTTAGATTTGAAGCATGGCGCACACAAGAAGCAAGCAATAGAAACATAGAGAGAATGACTAGATGAATGACTATTCTGAAAGCTACCTTAAACTTCAAAGACTAATGAAGTCTTACCATAACGCTACGCTTAAATGTGATTATGAATTAGCCACACAATTAGCCCATGAGTTATCAGAAGAAACCATTAAATTAGAGTTTGCAACTTATGACCAGATAAGGAAACAATGGTTAAGCTAATGCGTAATATGTTTGCAAAACATCAAGACTTTGCAGACTTTAAAGGATTGATAGCTACTAACCCTGGCTTTGTACCATGTGATTTAGATGGTATTGCAGAGCGCAATGGTCAATTCTTAATAATGGAATGGAAGAAACCTGGCGAAAAATTAAGCGAAGGTCAAAAGATTATGCTTAAAGCATTAGCCAAAAAAGATGGATTTATTGTTACGATTGTTGTGGGCAATACCGATGAAGAAACTATAATAGAAGGCTATTGGCAAATTACCCAAGATGGTGAGTTTATGAAATGTGGCACATCTTTTGCGGAATTTAAACAATTTTATAGAGATTGGTATGCACTAGCAGATGGCAACAAAAGCTGAAAAAAATGTTTACCTCAGACTCTCAAGATTGGGCTGTATTCTGTGCAAACAAACAGATGTACGAAACCTTGACGATTCCCCCGTTGAAATGCACCACATCAGAAGATATGGAGGCAAAAGAAGCCTTGCACCTGTCATCCCTTTGTGTGCCATTCATCATCGACTTGGCGATACCAGTATTCACCAGCTTGGACATAAAGGGTTTGAAAAGCATTGGGGTTTCTCTGAAGAAGATTTGTTAGCCCTAATATGAATGACCTTTTGCTATATTTTGGTGTATTCGTGCTATTCGCACCTTTAATCGCACTATGGATAGTGCTGAGTTGACAGATGAAGAAATTGAAAACGCTTGGTATTCTTTAGGATTACGAGGCGTTGCTTCCGCTAATGAATGGCAAACACGCTATAGATTTGCCAGGGAATTAGAAAAACTGATTAAAGCTCAAGTGGGTCAAAACCTAATTCGTCAGAAATCATCTTACAACGAGTCCTAAATGGTTTGCCATGTTGTAACCATTTGTCACCTTTTTGCCGATGAAAACTACAATGTGCCATTTCGTGACAGAGGACTCGAATTACAGTCGATATATGACCACATTTTGCCGATGAAATAGTAATAGTATGCTCATACTTTTCCCCATCTTCATACATATAGCTACCCATAATAGCGTCATCTGAATCAACTACAAAGTCTATTTGGGCTGCTAATGGCATATCCCATTTAGTAAATGGATAACAAACAACCAGGGCATTATAAAAGTTACGAAGGATTGGAGTAGTCAGTTTCATTTTTCTTTCATTTAAAACATTAGAAGAAGCTGTAAATGCTTCAACTGAGGCAAGAAAAAAATATCATAAAGATTTTGCAAATAATGGTTAAACCTTGTGAATTCGCCCCCTAAA